CTGAAACTATAATTCAATTTGATACAACAAGCAAAGCTCTTGGGATATCAGTTACAGCAGGGGAGATTACATTTACTGATGCTGGAAGATACACAGGTAATGTAATTATCAACGTAGATGAGGATAGAGATCCGGAAACTTCTATATGGCTTGAAAGAAAACCATTTTCTACAGGCGTTTGGGAGTTATTTGATAACATGATAAGCGTTAAGATTAAAGATGATGGGTCATTTGTTTTACCTGGTGATTGCGAAGTCGATGCAGGGGATAAGGTAAGAGTGAAAATTTATTTTACCAAATCTGATGCGAGTCTTGATTTAATATCTGCTTCATTAGTTACAGCATTAGGTACTGTTAGCCAACCTTCAGCATCTATAAGCGTACATAGAATAGGCGACAAGACGCCGTAGTTAATATAAAAGGGGCTTAATTGCCCCTTTATTTTTGTTAAGTGAAAACTTTTGCACTTTTATCATTGAAATTATTAATAATACGCAAAAATTTGCACTATTGATTTTATTATGGTATTGATTTTTACATGTTTAGAGATATATTTGAATATGCATCTACGTTGTACACAAGTGCATCAATCTTTTGCGCTCGTATCAACTTCTGTAGGTATTTGGTTTTTCTTTTTTCTCCCCCCTCTTTTTATTTCCGTCTTAAAAACTTCAATACCGTTAATTTTAAAAGGGAATGATTTTACTTTGTAAGTGTGGTAACTCACACCTAAATCATCGCATAAGGTCTTTAAATTGCCGTATGGCTGCGGTGGGTATGTATTGTATATTATCATCGTATTAATTTGAAAATATTAATAATACTATAGTAAAGCCTATATTCTAAATAAAGCAATTATATAACCAAATCCTAAATCATTATTCATGTCGTTAGCTGTTAATAAGTTTTTTATTTCTGTGATAGCGCTCAAGCTCTTTTTTGTTATATTTCTTTTTAAATTCTTCATCTGTTTTTAATTTATTTTTCTTCCATTCATACGTTACTTTACCTTTATACTTCTTCATCTCATCACTTCTCCTTAGTTTGTCTTTTATAAAGTCTCGCTTACTATCCTGTCTCAATTTTTTAAATGATGGGTTTCTTTTCTCTTGCTGCTTAATTAATTCATACCTTTTATTATTTACTCTTTCTTTTTCAATACCACTTTTACAGTGATAAAGTATTATAGTTTTAGATACTTCATAAATTGCTGCTATTTTCCTAGATGACATTCCACTATTATAAAGCTCCTTTATTTCATCTATTTGCTCGTTAGTAAGCTTTCTGCGCCTGTCTTCATTCTCAGAATATCTAGGGTATTTCATTTCTTTAATTCGCCTTTGTATGCGTCAATAAAAAAACTACAATTAAACTTTTTCTGATACCATTGAATATGCTTTGAGCAATTAATAAATGCTGCAAATTCACTATCTTTATCTACGCTCTCATAGCATTTTTTACTATTCACATAAATCATACCGATAAATCTCTGTTCGCCTTTGTATAGTTCTGAATTTTCATCATAACAAGGTCTTACTAAAATTGTTGCTTTTGTTTTTGGTTCTAACATAATTTCTCAAATTTATATATCTATTCCAAATTCTCTCTTTACTACTGATATGCAATCTTGGACAAAAGGTCTTTGAATTTGCTTACCTTTGTATTCAAGCCATGCACCCATTATTTTACCATCATATGTATAATGACCGCCTTTACCTACTTTAATAAATACTCCTATAGTCTTAATGCCTGCATTCTTTAATCTATAATTCATTGATAGATGTTCTGTACAACGTTCCATAATCTAAATATTTATCTGATGAATTAATTACACCTGCATTATTGCCATTTTTACGAGTCAAATCAAACTCATTAAAAAACTTGTTTGCTTTTTCTTTATTTCCTTCAATATTGGCAATAGTAATTAAAATACCTTGTTTAGATTGGCGACATCTTAAAACTTTAATCCCTGATAACGTCATTGCTTTTTTAATGCCTGATGCGTTAGTGCTTAAAATTGTTACAGTTTTCATATCGTTTTGTTTTTGTTTGTTTTAATTATAGTGTAAATATAGTACATATATTAATACCGTGCAAGTATTATAGTAATTATTTTTCTATTTTTTACAAAATAGTTTTGCCAACGCATAAAAAAAGAAAGGGTTCGTAGCTCGTATTTAGGTCAGTTATAAGCACCAGTGTACAACACGGTATAAAAAGCATTAAAACGCCTTTTTATACCCATCCGTTATCAAAAACAAACTTACAAAAACAAGTATTAAGAATGAATTTAAATAAGGATTTACACACTATTTGAAAAGAATCTAAATAATATTAACTTTGCTATGTTATTAAAATTCAAAAATATGGCCTTTAAGGATATTTTCAGAACAACAAGGAAAGCACAAATACCCACCAATACGCCTCGGAAAGTACAAAATTACAGTCAATTTAACGGTGTTTTCTATCTAAATCAGAACACTCCTATATGGATAAATACTTCTAATCTTGTAGAAATAGGTAGGCAATTTGAAACTAATCCTGTGCTTTATTCCGTAATTACTACCGGGGCCAATTATATTGCTAACGGGAGGGTTAAACTAAGAGATGTTAGCAATGGCGAGATAATCACTCAGGATAACGCAAGGTTTAATACGAATCTTAAAAACAACCAAATAATTCAAAAAGCATTTAGTTTAATAAATAATCCTAACCCACTTAACAGTCGTTGGGAGTTTATGCAGAATTATCTAGTCAACAAATGGCTATTCGGTAATGCTTTCATTTATGCAAATAATAGCATGATGGAGACTAATATAAAAAATGTAGCTGCATTATGGAATATATGGCCCCAATACATGAGTGTAGTGTTGACTGGACAATATTTCTCAGCCCTAAACCAAGAGGATATCATAAAAGAATGGGTGTGGGGTACTAATGCATTTAATAAGAATTCAGCATGGAAACCTTCTGAGATACTACACAGAAAAGATGTCAACATTTCGATATCAAAGCAGGAAGATATAATCTTTGGAAAATCACGCATAGAAGCACTTAATAAGCCACTTTCGAATATAAAACTAGCTTACGAAAGCGAGAATAATATAATGCAAGCAAGAGGGGCCAGATATATTGTGTCATCAGGTAAAGACGATAGCGGTACGGTGCCAATTCAGCCAAAAGATAAAAAAAGGATACTTGATGATCTAGCTAAAGATTACGGCCTTGCTGATGGTCAGAGTCAGGCAATGGTAGTGACTGGATTAACTAATATTACCCCAATAGACCAGGATATTCGCAAGCTAGGTATTTTCGAAACCATAGCCACTGATTCAATGGCTGTATCCAACGCTTATCATATACCCCACGACATTATAAAATATAACCTCACTGGATCTACATTTGACAACCAGGATGCAGCTGAGAAAAGAGCTTATCAAAATGCAGTCATGCCAGAATATGACGATTTGATAAATGATCTTAATGATTTTCTTCTGATGCGTGATTTTGGTTATGAATATATACCAGATTGGAGCGCCGTACCTATCCTGCAAGAGGATATAAAAGAAAAAGCATTAGCAAATAGACAAATTTCACAATACTATAAAGAGTTATTTATGGCTAATGGTTGTACTCTAAACGAATGGAGGATTGCCGTAGGTTTAAACGAGGAGACATGGGGAGGAAAGCGTATGAGTGAAATGGATGAAAGCGAAGTATCTGTAATATTAAATAGGCCAATTCAGGCACCGATTGAGTAGCTTATTTGGATTTAGTCTAAATAAAGGTTAATTTTGAAGTCATGGATAAGAAATTGACAAAAGAGGAAATTAAGAAGTTACGCGAAAAGAAAGAGATATTAAAGCGCGACAGAGAACTAATAAAGAAATAATAAATGTTCGATTCTGATAAATTTTCAACTAAAAAAGAGCTGTTTGATTTTCTTGTAGAGAATAGGAATAGTTTAAAAGCTCAGAAAAAAGCCGAGCTAAAAAAGGCTGATTGCTTTTCTTTTTCTCCTACTATAGTAAGATCTAAGTCAGATGTTAATAAAGCTAATGAGCCTGTAAATGTCGATTCAATTGACACATTAAAGGTACTTATAGTTATAAATACCACTAATTTATTGGATGGACATGGAGACGTCCATATTAGGGGCATATGGAATAAAAGTTTAAGTGAAAATAAAATGATCATGCACTTACAGGAGCATGAAATGGAGTTTTCAAAAATAATCGCTGATGGGCCTGAGCTAAAGGCTTCGGTAAAAGATTACAGTTGGAAGGAATTGGGAGTTGATTTCGAAGGAAAAACACAGGCTTTAGTATTTGAATCGACTATTGAAAAGAAGAGAAACGAATTCATGTTTAATCAATACGCTAATGGGTGGGTTAAGAATCATTCCGTTGGTATGCGTTACGTAAAATTTGATTTTGCTATAAATGACGAGGATTATCCTAATGAATTTGAAGCATGGAATAAATACTATCCTGAAATAGCAAATAAGGAAGTAGCAGATGAAAGAGGTTATTTCTGGTATGTATTAGAGGCAAAAGTAATTGAGGGTAGTGCGGTGCCATTGGGCAGTAATTTCGTAACTCCAACACTTGATAATAACAAAACAGAGCCGCCAAAACAAGGCACTCAGAAAAATGATAACGAGCCGTCAAAACAGGACACTCAACCAGATTTAATTAACGAAATTAAAAATTACAAATTCACGTAATCATGACAGAAGTAGAAAAAAATGCAATGCTCGATAGCGTAAAGGAGCAAAATAAGGCACAATTAGCTGAATTCAAAGCAGAATTCAAGCAGCTGGCAGACGACAACCGTAAGGGTTTATTAACAGATGAAGAGGCCCAAAAAAAGTTTAGTGAAATTACTGCTAAATTAGAAAAGTTTGACGCTGAGAAGTTCGAATCATTCAAAGACTCACTTGATAAATTGGAAAAATCAATCCAAGATCAAGGATCAGAGCTGCTGAAGATGAAAGATAATGGCATCACCGGCGAACAAGGGAAAACTTTTAGAGCTGAATTAAAAGAGATCCTTGAAACAGAAGATTTTAAAGCTTTTGTTGATTCTAATGGTAAGAAGAAAGCATCCTTTAATTTAAAGGCTGTATCTATTGCAGATGATTACACCGGGACTAGTCGTGTGCATATCACCACTCGTGATTCTCGCGTTGTTGATCATCCAGA